CCGACTTATATTCCTTTAGCGTCTTATGAGCTGCCCCATCGGCGGAATATTTGTCAATGATATCCTGACAGTCAGATACAGACAGTTCCGAAATCGGAATATTGCTGATATCGTCCATCTTTTTTACCCTAATTGCATATGTCTGATATCTTCCCTCGGAAATCTTTCCTTTTTTCTTGCGTAACCAGCGTTCAGCCCACTCCCCGAAGGTATCCCGTTCTGCCGAAACATCAATGCCCTTGCCGATTTTCAGCTTGACCTCCTGTACCTTGCGGTCAAGCTCACGCTGTGTGTCAGCATATACGTATTTATATTTGCCGTCTCCGAGATAGACTTTTGACTGCAATCGTCCGTCGGAGCGCTTGGTGTTCTTTGCTCTTGCCATGTTTAACCCTCCTTTTGCAGTTGACTGCAATGCCGTTTTCCCCGTTCCGTATGGTTCGGGGGATTTTTGTTTGTCAACCATTTTGTGGAGGTCAACAAAATGCAGTTCTGCGCCGTTTGAGGTGAATTTATGTCGAATATAAATCTCCGTTCATAATGTCGAAATGCCTGCGATAGCGCTTGGGAATAGTAACGGGAACGTCATAGCCGATCTCTTTTAAGGCTTTGGGAATGATACGCATACCGTCCTTGAAAAATTCTTCTATGCGTTTGTCCTTGTGAGTGATACTGCTGTAGTCAGGAGGGCAGACAAAAGTCCAGTCAGCTCCCTCACCGTCCACGACAAGGCGGAAATATTTGTCTATATCCGCATCAGAACCTTTCA